AGGTACTTTACTCTCTTCATAATTCCTTTACCTTGTGTTGTTGTGATTCGTGCCGTATGGGTAATTAAGTGTGCCTAAAATAATGCCTATAAATATAGTTTAAGTATACTGAATTTAACAAAGGAAATCAACCATTAAGATGGAATACGGAGAAGCAGGAAAACAAGTTGGAAAACTAGTAAAGAACGTAAGCACGGGCATATTCAACAGGACAGTGGGCAGGCTCCTGGGTTCGGGCATTTCCACGGACAGCAGGATTGTGAACGCCAGGGCCAAGTGGTCAGGCAGGAAGGACAAGAAAGACTGGCGTGTGAGATTACAGGTCCCTGACGGACCGTTGGCACAGTTCTTTGATTTTGATAGGAATCCACTGCTACAACCACTGGCAGGGTCACGTGGTATTTTCTGGCCCCTGACTCCGTCGATGGTGATACAGCACTCGGCCAACTACAACGCCATGGACATGACACACAGCAACTATCCACACCAGGCCTACCAGAATTCACAAGTGGACAGCATGAACATAATTGGTGAGTTTCCGGTACAGAATTCTGATGATGCCAAGCACTGGGTGGCGACTGTTAACTTCCTGAGGACGGCGACCAAGATGTTCTTTGGTAAGGACGATGGCAATGGGTTGAAAGGAAATCCACCACCGATACTGCACCTGTTTGGATATGGTGATCACATGTTCCACAAGATACCGGTTGTGTTGAATTCGTTCAACGTTGAACTTAGGGCAGGAATAGACTACATCTCCACCAAACAAGGTAGTGTGTACAATAAAACGACAGCAAGAAGCCCCAACGAGCCGGAGGCATCCGATTATGATCAGACCTGGGCACCAACCCTGTCAAACATATCAGTGCTGATAACACCGATCTACTCGAGGGAGTCTATCAAGAACTTCTCGATGAAGAAATTCGTGCGTGGAGAGCTGAATGGCAAGGATTCTAATGAGGTGGGCTTCATTTAATGGCAATTTACTCAAACACATCACCGTACTCGACCACACAGGAAATGCCAGACCATCTTGGCATACTGAATCCCAGGACCATCACAGCTGAACAGGATGACCAGAGCTACACCATAGAGAGGACCTACGCATACCGACCAGACCTACTGGCCTATGACCTTTACGGTTCACCCAGGCTGTGGTGGGTGTTCGTGCAACGTAATCCGGACCAGCTGGAAGATCCCATATACGATTTCAAACCGGGCGTGACCATACAGTTGCCCAAGAAAGAAACTCTTCTCAAAGATCTGGGGATTTAATCATGACCAAAAGATTTACCTATAGATCATCAAAAAGCACAACGTCAAACATTAAAACTATCGATGAGCAGGCCAACTCTAGATCAAAGGCGGTCAACGATAGAATTAAAAAGAATTTCTACGACAACGATGCCAACTTCACTGCAGGTGGAACAACAGCGGCAGATTACAACGCCCAGGAAGATTATCGTAGCAGACAATATAATAATTCCGATGGAAACAACAGTACCACGACCAGTACAGATGATAAAACACAGCCGGTAGTTGACATATCAGAACCCAACCAGTTGTTCGAGTATGCCTCGTACAATGTGCTGTTCACACTGAGTGCTTTAGGCCAGGGAGAACTGGAGAACACCAAATTGCTGATGCAATCGGTACCGCATGACATAATTGCCAGGAGTTCGGGCATAGGTCCTGACGCCAACAAGAGTGATACAACGGCCGATACTCAAAACAATATGAGAAATGTTGCTGGTGACCCCAACGATAAACTAATCAACACCCCCGGCAATGAACGGCTAAAGGGTGCCCTGGAAAAGAGCCAGGCGACACTGGCCAATAACAGAGACATATATTTCAAAAGCGTGAACATGAATGCAATACCGGGACTCAACGAACAGAGAAGATTGACAGGGGTAACACAGATAAAGATGGAACTGATAGAACCCGCTGGGATCAGCCTACTGGAGAAGGTCAGGGGTGCCGCATTCAACAACGGCTACCTGGACCACCTGGATGCACCGTTCCTGTTGACCATGAACTTCACAGGATTTGACGAACTGGGTAACACCATATCAGACAAGGTGAAAGGATCACTCAATCGTAGGATACCGATTAAGCTAATTGACATGGACATGTCGATCACCAGTGCCGGCACGTCATACACCCTGTCAGCGATACCGATAAGTGAGGGTGCGTTTACGAACAGATACAACTACCCCAGGACCACAGGCAAGCTGTCATTGACCAACAACAACACACTGGGCGGTGTGGTGAAAGAACTTGAAAAAGCACTGAACAAACAGAATGAAGACGAAAGAGATGCGGGACTGATAGAACATCCAGATGTGTACGAAATATCCATAAACGAAAAACTGAGGCCCGAAGTGACGATCAATATTTTCTCTATAGACGAGGCAGGAATGTTTGTGACACAAGGCACCGGACCACGTAACCAGGACTACCTGAGGTTCAATCAAAACAATGCTGTAATAAAGATACTGGAAGAGATAATGAAGGGACACCCAGATTTCACGGACGACAAATTCGAAGAATTCAAAACGAAGAACACAGGAGACCAGAACCCTGTGTCCAAGTTCACACCGGCCTATGACTTTGACGAGGCACCCACGGAAAGTTTCTATTATGATTACTTCAGGATAAAAAGCAGTGTGGTACCAACACCAAAATTTGATAAGATAAGGAACAAGAATGTCAAGAAAATCATCTACACGATAGAACCGTACAAGGTACATGCAATGTCCTTGGCAATACCGGGTGCCAGCACAGGACAAGCATTCAAGAACTTCGTACACAAGAAATACAACTACATATTCACGGGAGAGAACACTGACATACTGGACCTAGACATCAAGTACAGGGTGGCCTATTTCCAGAGCAGACTGAAGGACGTGGACTCCAGCGAGTCCAGGAAGATCAACATAGTCAGCCCGGATAACATTAGTAAAGCAACAGGTGGATCAACAGCCAGGGGACAGGGCAGTGACGGGAATCTTCACCTCAGCTCAGAAGTTAGTGGGGTCAAGTCAGCGACAGCAGGTAAGACGGGAGGCACTGCACCGGTCCTGGACGCTTTCCTTGATTCACTGACACACCCACTCGCGGACATGGTGGTGGTCAGGATGACCATACTGGGTGACCCGGCCTACCTGGGACAGTCACAGTTCATACCGGCAACCCCACAGACGTCAGGGGATGGAACGCACACAGACACAAACATGGATTACTTCCACGGTTCCTCGGACAAGGTATGGAACTCAAAACTGCACTGTTTCAATGCCGATCTGGCAGAGCCAGTGGTGTTGCTGAAGTTCAGGATGCCAACGGACATAAATGACCAGACAGGCGTGTATGAAATGCGTAGTGACCAGTCAGCGGAATTCTCCGGACTCTACAGGGTGGTACAGGTGGAACACAGCTTTGATAGTGGCCGATACACAAATGTACTGACAATGACCAGGTTCAACAACCAGGGCATCGAGGTATCTGATCCACAGTCATCGTTATCAGTGGCTGGTAAACTAACAACAAAAACAGATCTAATGCTTTTGGCCAAGAGGGCCGCGTTGGGAGGAATTGATGACTTAATTAACAATGTAAAAAGAGAATTCAAGGATAAACTATCAAGCATAGTAAAAAAATAAAATGGCACTTAAAGATTATTTAAAAGGAGACGCATCAACACCTGTTGCTCCAGGCAATGACCAAGACTGGTCAACTTCCAATCCGGGACCATACTTTGGGATAGTCAAGGGCAACTCCGATCCAACGAGGATGGGACGACTATCGGTGCTTATACCCAGTCTCGCGAAGGTAGGTTCCAAGGACGTTACAGAGAATCAGCTAGTGACCTGTGACTACCTTTCACCGTTCTACGGGGCCAAGGACGCCCAGAAAACGAATGGTGCATCAAGGGAGTACAACGACTCACAGCACTCTTATGGTTTCTGGGGAGTACCACCTGATCTTGAAACAAAAGTTCTAGTGATATTTGCAGAGGGCAAGATGGAGCAGGCCTACTGGATAGGATGCATACAGGATCCCTACACCAACCACATGGTACCAGGCATAGCGTCAAGTACCAACACACACGACAGCCTGGATGGAACATTCGAAGGTGCAGATGCAGGATATCAGAAAGACAAAATATCAACGTATGGATCAACAAATGTTCCCGCAGGAGAGCTCAACAGGAGAACCCCAGGAGCACTGGTAAACGGAAATTACGAGGGAACGTCACTGCCCATACACCCATTTGCTGACATATTGGTCAAACAGGGATTGAGTGCAGACGATATACGTGGTAACACATCAAGTTCAGCACGTAGGGAATCACCCAGCCAGGTTTTTGGTATCAGCACCCCGGGTCGTAAAGACATCGGAACAACTAAACAACAGGTAGGACCAAAGGATTCAGGAGCGACTGACTATGTCGTGAGGACACCGGGACACACGTTCACCATGGACGACGGAGCCGCTGACGGTACCAACCAACTGACGAGATTGAGGACGGCCTCTGGACACCAATTGCTGATGCATGACACAGACGGCATAGTTTACATAGCCAATGGTTCAGGTAACGCATGGATAGAGATGAACCGGGACGGCAAGATAGATCTTTACTCGGGAGTGGGAGGGATAAACATCAGGACACAGGGTGACTTCAACCTACACAGTGATGCCAACATCAACATGCACGCCGCAGGATCCGTGAGGATGAGTGCGGAGACAGACATGATACAGTCGGCCTCGGCCATGTTCAACATCGGAGACCAGGGGATATTCAACAGCTCACAGGCAGGATCCATAAGGGATTTCGCAAGGGACGGATTGACATCATTCACACCTGGCGTACAACTGCACGGAGCCGGTGGAGCAGTACACCTGGCAGGATCGCAGGTACACATGAACTCAACGAGTGCGAGTCCACAATGGGGACCAGATTGGCTGACCACTGACAAGGTGGGAATGACACCCAGGGAAGAGGGAGACGTGGAACTGGCCAAGAAGGGCATTGAACCACTACAATCTTTCACAAAGAAAACAAAGACCACAGTACACAGATTCGTCACACACGAACCCATGCCAAGATTCAAGGGATTCACTTCGGAAGGACTCCTACCGAGCTTGGACCAAGGAAGACTGGACACAATACAGTGGAGTAAACGTGCCAACACACCGGGCACGGTGGAGTACATGGAACAGAAAAACAGGATCAGTAAAATAGAGAGCATCAGGCTTGGACAGTTCCAGGCAGACTCGGAGAGATTTCTAAAAGACAAGATGGGCAATTCAACAAGTGCTGTCAAGGCACGGGAGTTGATCACAGAGTTCGGAAACAAGTATGACGAGACATTCGACGTGATAAACCAGGCCAAGGACACGTTCAATGAAATAGAAAGCATATCCAACAAGTTGAAGAACTTCGACCTCAGCGACACTTTGAAAGATGTCAAGAAGAATTTAACGACACAGCTGACCAACCAGGTGATAGAAAGCCTCTCCGGCAACGGTGCGGTGCAGTTGTTCAAGGACAACGTGTTCACTAATGCATCCGGAAAATTGTTCTCACTGGGCGGTGGTGGTGGTGGTGGAAACGTTTTAGATGAATTTGGGACAAGTGGAAATGTATATGGCACATCTCTAAACGACGTGCTGAAAAATGTACAGGGCATAACGGGAAACCTAAATTTAGGAAACTTTGGATCGATAGCAGGTAACGTGAGCACGGTAACGAACGTGTACAAGAATGTGATGGCAGGCAACATCACAAACGTTGCTACACAGATTGGTATTTCTACCTTGAAGTCCACGGCAACAGGTTTCTTAAAAAAATCCTTAGCCGGCTCGTCGGCAAGTTTCTTCAAATCAAGCGGCTTCGGTCCCAGCTTCCAACCATCGGGATTCACCAGCTTGGTGACGTCGATTGGTGGCATAAAACTTGGCAGTGGCACTATTTCTTCAGCGGTTACGGCCGTGGGCACATTCTTCACAACAAGATTCAGCGATGTCAGACTCAAGGAAGACATACGATTAGTTGGCAAGTCACCCACAGGCATCAACATATATTCGTTTAAATACAAACAGTCAGCAGGAACATACGAGGGCGTGATGGCCCAGGAAGTTCCATGGGCTAGACAAATGACAGACACAGGATTCTACATGGTGGATTACAGCAAGGTGGATGTTGAATTTAGGAGATTGAACTAATGGCATACGGTAGCGGTAGCGGATCAAATCTGAGTAACAAGAATGTGACCTTCAAAGGTTTCAGTTCCAGGGCGGACAAACAGAACTTCAAACTGTACGACTTTGAATGTGCCAAACAGGATCTCATAAACAGACTGAGTATAAGAAAGGGCGAGAGGGTGGAGAACCCAGAGTTCGGCACCATAATATATGACGCACTGTTCGAACCATTCACTGAAGCACTAAAGGAGGCTATTATTGACGATGTCACGGCAAATCTCAACGCAGATCCACGTATCGCCACAGAGGAGATACTGGTATCCGAAGCGGACAAGGGCATAGCCATACAGGCAACTATTACATATGTTCCCTTGGATATCACAGAGAAACTGAGGTTCAATTTTGATGAGAACTCACTGTTGCGCCTATCTTAAAGTACGCACATTTCCTAACACATAAATATCGTTGTTAACAAGCTGATAAAATTATGGCCACAACAGACAGACAGAACCGATTACTAGTTGCCGAAGATTGGAGGAAGATCTACCAATCATTCCAGCAGGCAGATTTCAAGAGCTACGACTTCGAGACACTCAGAAGGACCATGGTGGCGTATCTTCGTGAGAACTACCCAGATGATTTCAACGATTTCGTGGAGAGTTCTGAATATGTAGCACTGATTGACTTGATTGCTTATGTGGCTCAAGCACTTTCATTCAGGGTGGATCTAAATGCAAGAGAAAATTTCCTAGAAACAGCAGAGAGAAGGAATTCGGTGTTGAGATTAGCGAGGCTGATAAACTACAACGCCAATAGGAACAAATCAGCGACAGGCCTCCTAAAAGTAGATTCAGTTTCCACGACGCAGGACGTTACCGATTCGTCGGGAACCAATCTCGCAAACAGCACAATTATATGGAATGATTCAGCAAACTCAAATTACAGAGAACAGTTCACGACAATATTAAATGCGGCCAACCAGACGGGACAGCTATTTGGCAAACCCAGGGAAGCAAAATCAGTAGGTGGCATCGACACAGAAGTTTATACGCTGAGCTCCAACCAGTTGGACCTACCGATATTCAGCTTCAACAAGGCGATAGGCGGAACCGGCAGACAATTCGAGATAGTGCCAAGCACGATAAACGATTCGGAATCAATATACGAGGCACCACCGATACCAGGAACAGGACTGACCTACCTGTACAGATCAGATGGTTCGGGAGACAGCTCGAACAACACAGGATTCTTCTTCCTCTTCAAACAAGGTACGATGCAACAGCAAAATTTTTCTGTGGACACGGCTATAACAAATTACATCAAGAGCTTAAACATTTCAAACATCAACGACACAGATGTTTGGTTGTATAAGTTGGACCAGTTTGGACAGCTATCGGAACAATGGACCGCGGTACCTTCACTGGCAGGCAACAACGCAATATACAATTCACTTGCAAAAGAGGAAAGGAACACCTACAATGTTGTGACGAAAGCGAATGATGCCGTTGACCTTGTGTTTGGTGATGGTAATTTTTCAAATCTACCATTGGGATCGTTCAGGACATACCACAGGACCAGTGACAATGCCAAGTATGCGATACAGCCAGCAGACATGCAGGGAGTGTCTTTGACGGTGCCATACACTGATGCCAACGGTGCACAGCAGTCACTGAGTATAACAATAAGTCTCAAGGCCAGCGTCTACAACTCCGCGGCAACAGAATCAAACGCTTCGATCAAGGAGAAGGCACCACAGGCGTACTACTCTCAGAACAGGATGATAACTGCGGAAGACTACCAGGTTGTACCTTTGTCGGCATCGCAGGAAATAGTTAAGGTTAGATCGGTAAACAGAACAGCATCTGGTATATCGAGGGCAAAAGAAATACTAGATCCAACAGGAGCGTATTCAAACGTAAGTGTGTTCGCAGAGGACGGAATTCTGTACAGAGAAGAGAGCATACAGCAGTTCGCCTTCAGCTTCAACAACAGGAGCAACATACAGTCGACTATAGACACATCTGTTGAATCAAAATTAAAAGAAGCATCTGCTAGACAGTTCTACTACTTGAAATACAGCACACAGGATCTAAGCACACTGACTGCCACGTGGAGTTCGACAACAACGTCAACAAACACCAACACAGGTTATTTCACATCGGGAGGAGCACTGAGCATAGGCGACTTCGCAACCTCGAATCTGAAATATGCTAAAATAGGTGCACTGATAAAATTCACATCACCGGACACAAGGAAATTCCTTAACGGGAAATTGGTCACGTCGACAACAGGAAATGCTGAGGACAGGCTATGGGTAAAGATTGGAGCAGTAGCAGGAGATGGTGCTAATAGCGGAGTAGGAAATCTAGAGTCAGGTGTAGGACCGATAACGCTCAACAACATAGTACCAGACGGAGCAGTTCTTAGTGCGGTGATACCTGCATTCACAACAGCATTCTCGACAACACTGGAAGCGAACATAATCGACAGGATAGAAGCATACGAGGAATTCGGTCTGAGATACGACATAGACACAGAACTGTGGACAGTGATCACAAGCACTAACCTGAACACAAGTTCAGTGTTCACTCTCAACAATGCCGGTAGCACAGCAGGGACGAACCTGGACGCCAGCTGGTGGTTCAAATTCACCAATGACGGGAACACGTACACGGTACAGTACAGGGAAATGGATTACATATTTGAATCGGAATCACAGAATAAATTCCATTATGATGTCGAGGAAAAAATTTACGACTACAAGACAGGGAAAAGTGTCAAGGACACTGTGAAAATACTAAAGACAAACTCTATCGTTTCAACAGGCAACAGCATAGGATATCCTATCACGTGGCAGGTAGTGGACACTGTGACCGAGGCAGACGGATTCCAGGACAACAGGAAAGTCAAGGTCGGCTTCTATGATGATGACGATGACGGGGTGGTAGACAATCCAGAACTTTTTGATATAGTGGTAGAACCAACATTATTAGAAACTACAAAATTCGTCTTCTCTGAGAAGTACCTATCTTATGATACTGTGGAGAGATACAGACCGTACGCCGCAACAAACTTTGTAGTAGTAGAGAAAGAATCATCAATCATTTTAAATTCATCAACATACACCGATGGACAGTTGTTCTATTTCTATGATGCTGATGAGGATGTGATAAAATCTTACAGCTCAACCACAAACACACTGACGACAAGCACAGATTACATAGCGAGGAGAGGTAGGAGTTCTATCAGTTTCCAATACAAACACAACGCAGGACAGGAGACCAGGATCGATCCCAGCGTGTCAAACATAGTTGACATATATCTGTTGGAGAGGACATACGATAACTTATTCAGGATATGGTCACAGGACGGCGGGGTAAAACCACTGACTTCCACGTCAGACCAACTGAGGATAACTTATTCAGGGATTCTAAATCCCCTTAAATCACTTTCAGATCAGATCATATATCACCCTGTGAAATACAAAATTTTATTTGGTACGAACGCAGACGAACAACTGCAGGCAACTTTCAAAGTAGTAAAGAATACAAAAACCAATGTTACAGACGCAGTGATCAAGACAAGGGTGATTGCCGCTGTAAATGAATTCTTCGCATTGGACAACTGGGATTTCGGTGATACTTTTTATTTTACAGAACTAGCCGCTTACGTACACAATCAACTTGCTCCAGATCTACTGACAGCGGTGATTGTGCCAAACCAGTCAGGACAAGGATTTGGGTCTCTATTCCAGATCAATTCAGCATCAGACGAGATTTTTATCAGTGGGGCCACCGTTGATGATGTTACGATCATAAGTGCATTGGGAGCCAATCAGTTATCGGCATCCGGCACTGTGGTTACAGCGACATCGACTGCCACGACAAATACGACAACAGGATCATCAGTGTCAGGCTCTACTACAACAGGTTCGGGATCAAGTACCGGCAGTAGTGGATCAGGATACTAATGGCTGACAATACAACAAACTCATTAACCAATAACGAAGTTGTCAAACAGGGCAACAACGAGTACAGGAGAACTGTACAGCATTTACCAGCATTCTACAGGACAGACACAAACCAGAGATTCTTGTCAAGCACACTGGATCCCCTGGTGCAGAAAGGTTCACTGGAGAGACTAGACGGTTACATCGGTAGGCAGGATGCCTACACTAGACAACCAACTGATCGATACCTTACAGCTACCAGCAGAGATAGGATGTCATACCAGTTGGAACCCGCTGTCACATACACAGACAGAGATACCACTTCTGTGAATCCAGAAGACCAAATTAAATTCACAGGAACCTATGATGACTACATAAACCAGATCAAGTACTTTGGAGGAAATGTGGACAACCATGACAGGATCAACAAGGAAACTGTTTACTCTTGGAATCCAGCGATAGACTACGACAAGTTAGTCAATTACAGGGAATACTTTTGGATACCAGAAGGTCCAACATCTATTGAAATAGATTCGGCAGGTCCATCAGCAGTGGCAGAATATGACGTGGTCAATCTTGCCAAGGGTGCATATAATTTTGGTCATAGGCCGGGAGAAAATAATCCTATAGTAAAACTTTACAGGGGAAACACATACAAATTTAAAGTCAACGCAACGGGACATCCTTTCTGGATCATGACAGAACCGTACAAGAGCATGGTGGCGGAAGATGGGTCAACATCAACGTTATATTCAACAGGGGTGACCAACAACGGTGCCGACTATGGAACAGTGACATTTACAGTACCCGCATATGTGGATGCTGTATCGACGCCAGACACTTTATATTACCAGTGTGGCAATCACGATTCAATGTATGGGATATTACAAATTAGAACGATAACGGCAACAACGGCAATTAATCCGACCAACGATATAGTGGGAGTAAAAAATTACAGCTTAAGAACATTAAATTTATCAAACGGAATGAAAGTTAAATTTACTAATAGTTTGGTTGCGACAAACTATCAAGACAAGGAATACTATGTGGAAGGTGTCGGTAATGCCATAACATTGACTGATGTGGACGATTTAATAACACCAGCCAGCTATGCTACAGAAAGTACAATAGTGTATGATTCTGTCGGGTATGACTCGAGGCCTTATGCAAAAGCATACTACAGGCCAGACACAAAAGATTACATAACACTCAAAAGAGATTCACGGGATCAGAATGCATGGTCTAGGTACAACAGATGGTTCCACAGATCCATCATAGACGAGACGGCCAGGATCAACGGCTATACACCAATACTCAATGAGGATTCCAGGGCCAAGAGACCCATAATAGAATTTGATTCTGGACTTGCTTTGTACAATCACGGAACGGTGGCAAAAACATCTGTCACACTGTATGACACGGTGACAACAGATGCCTTCAGTGACGTGGTACTACAGACAGGTTATATAGTTGACGGCATTGCACTTACAGAAGGAATGAGGGTCATATTCGCGGCAGATACGGATCCTATAGTAAAGAACAAGATTTACAAAGTCAGCTTTGCGACAGCAGGTGACAGCACACAGGTCATCTCACTGACCGAGGAAGCAGACGGAGTACCGGCAGACAAGGACAGCATATTCGTAGAATTCGGAACAGCGAACCAGGGCAAGACTTTCTATTACAACAGTGCAACCACTGCCTGGGTTGAAGCACAGCAGAAGACAAGGGTCAACCAACAACCGTTGTTCGGCATGTGGGACAACAAGCATATAAGTTTTGATGATGTAACAACATATCCCAACTCGTCATTTGCAGGAGCCAAGGTGTTTGCCTTTGCAACGTCAGACACAGCAACAACAGACACGGTACTGGGCATAAAAGTAAAATACAACAGCATAAACAATGTCGGCGACATAGTTTTTGAATCAGATCATACTTCGGGAACATTCACATACAAGGATGGAACTAAAACTATTACCGAAACCCTAGCGATAGGGCACCTTCACTACACCACGGGCCGTACCACACACAACTCCAAGAGCGCCTGGATAAAGAGGACGAATGAGAGCAGACAGAGGGTGGTACGAACGTTTGTGGCAGATGATACAGAGAAACAGTTGTTCCCCATTGACTTCTACAAGAATTCTTCTGCAATAACGGATCTGGAACTTTCAGTTTCCGTGAATGGATCCAGGAAGACGCTGACAACGGATTACACTGTTGTTAATGGAACAACAAACAAATATGTGAAATTCAACAAAGCACTATCGGTGGACGATCGGATCAGGTTAGCAGGCCACAGCAGTGCCGACAAGGTTGTTGGCAAAGGCATATATGAGATACCTGACAGCTTGGCCACGAACAGTTTAAACCAACAGTCGGGGACATACACCTATGGACAGATAATGAAACATGTTGTTGACATATTTGACAAGAACCAGGACATAACAGGATCAGTACCGGGCACATCTAATCTAAGGGACAAACCAGACACCAGACTAACAGGCGGTAGCATACACCAACACGAGGGTCCTCTGTTGCCGGCGATATTTGGGCTGATAGATCAAGATTCTAATTTTATTTCTGCGATTGAGTATGCCAGCCAGGAATATGAGAAATGGTATCATGCATTCCTTACACACGCAACAGGGACAGCATACGAAGGTGTTGCCGCTGACAGGGTAGATGATATCATAACAGCAATAACACAGGGCAGGAACTCTTCTTTCCCATTTTTCTATGAAGATATGATAGGATGGGGTGAAAATGTTTCAACCAGATCTTACACAGTACAGGGAGAGTCACAGACAGAATACGCACTTGACTCGCAACACAACATAACAACCACAAGCAACAGAGCAGTTTATGTTTATCTGAATGGTGCACAATTACTATCAGGCACAGACTACACGTTCAGCACAGTAGATGACAGCGTAGAGATATCAGTCACACTTGCAGAAGGCGACAAGGTGGTGATCAAAGATTACACAGATACAACAGGCAGTTACATGCCACCATCTCCAACTAAACTTGGAATGTATCCAAAATTTAAACCGGAATCGTTCATTGACGACACATACATCACTAGCCAGACAATGATCAGGAGACACGACGGATCGTTCATCAAGGCGTATGGTGATGAGAGAGATGATTTAATTTTAGAACTAGAAAAAAGAATTTATAATAACTGCAAAGTCACATACGACAGCACACTTTTGGATATACATGATGTAACACCAACAGCATTCTCGTCAACGGAGTACACACTACCAGAGCTTAACAATGTAATGGGCACAGACTTCTACACATGGGCAGGCAGAAACAATGTGCAGTACATCAACAACACACAATTTGTTGAAGGATCACCGTTCACTTACAATTATGCCCTCTCAACCAACAGGATAATACCAAGCGAGAAACTGCCAGGTCACTGGAGAGCAATATATCATTATTTTTACGACACAGATGCCCCGCACATCAGACCATGGGAGATGTTGGGCCATTCGGAGAAGCCAACAGATTGGGAAAGCACTTACGGTGCGGCACCATACACGTCAGGCAACACAGTTCTTTGGAATGCAGTGGCAACAGCAACGGGACAGCACAGTAAACCACAGATACTGGATTATCTACCAGTGGATGCGTCGGGTAATCTTCTAGATCCACTTGCGGCAGGACTTGTAGGCAATCTTGACCTACCGGGAAGACAATCCGCATGGAAATTTGGAGACCAAGCACCGGCCGAAACAGCATGGCGTAAATCGAGTGCATATCCTTTCACTGTGATGAAGACACTAGCACTTACAAAACCGGCTAAATTCTTCTCTAACTATTTTGATCTTTCCAGGTTATCAACAAACACAGCAGGAAATCAAATATATTCAGAAACAGGAATAAGGAATACTCTTGCAACAGCCAAGTACCATCTAGAGACGATCACAGACAACAGCACAGGAGTAACCACAAGATATCAGACAGCAGGCTATCAGAACTTTGTCGTTAATTACTTGATATCTAGAAATGTGGATACCACAACATTCTATTACAACAAGATGAAGAACCTGACAGTGCAGATGGCATACAAGCTGGGAGGATTCACAGACAAGGATAATTTGAAAGTGTTAACAGATTCTGTATCTCCGGGGTCGACAGCAGGATCTAAATTTATACCTGATGAGAACTACAAGATATTGTTCAGGACGTCAAACCCTGTTGAGAGTTTCACTTACTCTGGTGTGTTGATAGAGAAGAACACTGACACCGGACAAGACGGATCAACTCTGTTAGGAGGCTACAAGGTTTTAGGCTATTCAACAACAAAGCCATATTTCAAATTTAATTATCCTGTCAAGACAACGACACAATCAGCGGTTTCTGTAGCAGGAGCAACACCGGTATCACGATACAACAACTACCAGGAAGACACACAGACAATACCCTATGGGTACGTGTTCACAACGATACAGGATGTCACTGACTTCTTGTTTGGCTACGGGCACTGGCTAGAAGACCAAGGATTCAGATTTAACAAGTATTCAAACGAATTGAAGGAAACGCTTAACTGGGCAAACGCAGTAAGGGAATTCCTATTCTGGACCACACAGGAATGGGCACCGGGTTCGGCCGTCACGGTCTCACCGGCCGCTGATGGATTTGAGTTGGACACTAACAATTCAGTTGTTGGCAGATTAAGGAACCTTGCAGGAGATTATTCACTGCTCGATGCAGGAGGCAGGAAGATCGACATCCGGGATATATCTACCAAGAGGATAGGCAAGACATTCGAACTAGGCATTAAATCACAGGACACCGGCCTGTACAACATAGCACTTAACACCGTACAGAAGGAACACATCCTGTTGTTTGACAACAGCACAGTGTTCGCGGACATCATATATGATCCATTCACAGGATTCAGACAGCAGAGACTCAAACTAGTTGGTTGGAAGACAGCCGGATGGAATGGGGATTACTATGCACCAGGATTCGTCTTTGATGCGGCACAGGTAATTTACTGGACGGCCAACACAGACTACAACATAGGCGACTCGATAGAGTTCCAAGGCAAGTTTTATGTCGCAAGAGTCAATCACAACTCGGCAACAAAATTTGACAGCACCAGCTGGATTTTAAAAGCAGAGAAACCTGCACCACAACTTATTCCAAACTTCGACTACAAGATATCACAGTTCAATGATTTCTACGAACTGGAGTCTAACAACTTCGATGAGTCACAGCAACAGTTGGCACAGAGACTGATAGGTTACCAGTCAAGGGATTACCTGGAAAATCTTTTCGTCAACGATGTCTCACAGTACAAATTCTACCAGGGCTACATCAGGGAGAAGGGAACACGGAACGCCATAGACAGACTGCTTAAAGCCAAGTACGAGGGAGAGGACATAACACTGGACCTGTATCCAGAATGGATGATCAAGACAGGGACACTAGGCAACACGGATTCCGTAGAGAACATACAGATTACGCTGAAGGCCACTGAGATCACCGCAGACCCACAGAGCATGGAACTGTTTGACACATCAAATGGCACGTTGGAATACTCAAGATCCAACTACATAGCGAAAACGGATCTGTATCGTAGGCCAGTGGATTACACGGCCGCAACAACATTCAGCAGGTTGGACTATTCACAAGAAGGAGTAGACAGGGATGTCGCACAGGTGTTCAAGACAGCAGGATATCCACAGTTGAACCAGGTACAGCACACGGCATTTAACATTGTCGATCTAGCGAACCTAGACATGAACGCCATAACGTCCAATGA